TGATGTAATACTGGTCGTTCTTGCCGATAATCGCTCCCTGCATCGCATCGCTTGCCATCGGCGTGGGCAACAATCCAAACTCGGTCACGGCGGTGGGGTGCTCCGACGGCACAAGCTGGAATAACAAATGGCTGCACGGTGTAACCTTCATGCTCCAGGTCAATCTTCGTGCGGGTGAATGCCAGATTGACGAAGTTAGCAACGTTTTCACCAACAACCCAAGTGGGCTGCGCTTGTTGAATGATTCGAAACATCTCCGGCCAGAGATCGCGGTCATCTTCCGTTCCTTTTTTTCGTCCAGCGACACTGAACGGCTGGCAGGGGAATCCACCGCAGATGAGGTCGATTTTTCCTTCATAAATAATTCGCTCTGCATCGTATAATTTTCCGTTTTCATAGCGTAGCCGCCGAATATCCTGAGCAATCGGCACATGCGGCCAGTGTTTACCCAGGACATCTCGGCAGAATGGTTCAATTTCACAAAAAGCAATCGTGGTGAGGCCAGCACGCTCAAGGCCGAGGGAGAAACCGCCGATACCAGAGAATAAATCCAGTACGGTCAGTTTCGTTTCCATCATCTTGCCTCAGTTAAAGTTCCAATCTTCGTAGCCCATCCATTCATTGGTGGATTTAGCTTCCTGTTCGTTTGTTTTCTCCGGCTTCCGCAAGCGTTCACGTTCCTGCTCTTTGGCAAGTCGATCCAGATTCGGATTCAGGATATGCAGCGCAGCCAGCCCGTACACGCGGCAGTCCAACGCCTCATTGCGGCGACCTTTGGTCAGCACCCAAATACGAGTGGGGTGGCCGTTCACAAATTTGGTCTGTATGCGCTCGGAAGTGAGCTGCTTGAAATACTCTTCCGGATAATCCGCAGGGAAATGACAATAACCGGCTCCTGGCTGATGAATTTTCAGCCGCGAGTAGATCATTTGTTTCGCGGTGTCCGTTCCGATGGTGAAGAGTTTGACTCTGAGCTTGTTGTTTTTGCTAAATTTGCTAACCAGCGGCTTACCGATCTGATTCGCACCTTTAATCGCGTAAATGCGTTGATACTCGCGGCCTTTACAATATTCATAAACCCGCTGAGTCTGGTGACCGCCGCTATCCACGCAACTTGCTGCCACCGATAAAGTGCGGCCATCCGTTGTTTTAATCGTTTGCGTAAGCACAGTGGTTAAATCCTCCCATACTTTGCTTTGCGCGGGGTCGCCATGCAGCACATGGTATTGCAGCGACCAGCTTTCCTGAGAAACACCCCAGCCGATTACTTCCGCCTCCAGCCGATCATCCTGCACATCCACGCCGGCAGTAATGACAATCACACCTTCGGGAGCCACACGGCCCCAGTTTTCTTTGCGTCCCAGCAATCCGGATGGGTCTATCCCTTCGGTGGCTTCCTTCCATGTCTCGCCCAGCGAGGTATTCACCCACACTTTCAGCGTTTCGGGCAGACGCTTGGCTTTGAGGAAACCAGCCACCATCTCCGACCATTTAACCCATGGGCTATACAGCTCGTTGATGTGAAATCCGGCAATGCTGTTAAATGCGGCTTCTGCACGCCATTCTCCGTGAGAAAGCATCCACATTTTGTCGCTTTCTTTCAGCTTGGCTTTGCAGTGTTCGCATTCGTAAACCGCATCCTCTATCTTTTCTTTTTCAAATTTAATCTGCTGCCAGCTTAAGACCTGAAACGTGTCGCACTCAGGGCAAGGCACGTAGTATTTGCGCTGATCGCTTTGCTGGTAGCGTGACTCAATCTTGCTTTCATCTTCAATCGTCGGCGTGCTGGCGGTCACAAACAACCGATTCCAGAAGGTCGTGGTACGCTTCTGTGCCAGGCTACCAGGATCACCTTCCGTACCAGCAGAATGCGGATAGCGGTCTTCTTCATCCAGCAGCACAATGCGAATCGGGCGGCTTGCCAGCGAGGACGGACTGTTCGCACCCGCCATGGTGATATGCCCACCAGGGAATTTCTTATGCAACAGCGTGTTGTTGCTGTCGCGGCTGCGCGGATCACCAAACAGATCGGTGAGCGCATCCGTATCGCGGATCATCGGCGCAAGGCGGTCTTTACTCCATGTCTCCGCCATATCCAGCGTGGGCTGAATCAGTAGCATTGGCGATGGGTCTTGGTGTGCAAAATACCCGATGATGTTATTGATGATTTCGGTTTTTCCGATCTGTGAGGAGGTCATATACACCACCTCGGAAACACCAGGCTCATTCACTGCATCCATCATACCGCGCTGATATGGCGCACGGTCGGTTACCCATGTACCAGGTTCGCTACTCGCTTCCGGACTCAGTCTCCGATTCTGATCCGCCCACTGGCTCACTGTCAGTTGCGGTGGCGGCATCCAGGCCTTCATCACCGTCTTCAATACTGTCTGATAAGTCTTCGTCTGATTCATAAGCAGCCATTTCCGCCAACGCCTCGTAAATGGTGCGCTTCAGGAATTTCTCAATTTCTTGTGGGTTTTCTAAATGGGCGATCTGGTATGCTGTTTTGGTTGGAATGCCCAGCATCTTGGCGCGGCACGCAGTCACCATTTCCAACCAATCCGTCTCCACTCGTTCCACCGTCACCAGTGCGCCGGTACGCTCCGCCAGCTCAATCTCTGCCATGTCCGCCTGCGCTTTTAATAATCGCGCACGCTCCAGATGCGTGTCCTGCGGTGCAACGCCTTTGCCGAAAGCACGCTGTTGCAGATAATTGATAATCCCACGGACACAGCCAACCAACTCATACTGACCGTTAACCGGTTTTGGAATGATGCCATCCTGGGCGTATTGCTGTACTCGCCGGTCGCTTACGCCGAACAATTTGGCGATGGTGGTTACTGGATACATCGTTGGCATATAAGACACTCATTTCATTCAACTTTTTCCATCGAATTGACTTGATTAAGCTCGTGATTGAAGCATTCATGGGTGTGTCCTTAAGGGCAAATTGTTAATCAAACCAAGGAGTTAATCATGATTGAACTTACAGCAGCACAACGCACTATCCTAACCACCGCAACCGAATCGCCAGATACTGAAATCCGGCAATTTATGCAGCACATCAAAAGCCCTGCCATACAGGATAAGATGCTCACTGCATTGCTACGCAAAAGGCTGATTACGGTGCGCGGCAGCGAATCGGTTAGTAGTAAGTACAAATTCGATAAATCCACCGAATTTGTCATCAGCCAGACGGGGCTGCATGCCATCAATGACACCCCGCCAGAAGCCGAGCCTGTAACACCATGTAACACGAAGAAACAGGATGTAACGCCAAGTAACGAGCCGAAACGCGAAACCAAACAATCGATTATCATTAGCCTGCTCACACGCGAAGAGGGAGCAACCCTGCAAGAACTCATTGCCGCCACCGAGTGGAAGCCACATTCAGTGCGCGGCCATCTTTCCAACCTGCGGAAAAAGCGTGGATTGCCAATCGAAACCTTCACCACCGGCGAAGGCAAGCATGGCTACCGACTTTTACCTGATCAGGAAGCGGCCTGACGCTTTTTCGCAATGTCCGCAAAAGACTTGTTTTCACCGGCATGCTTCGCAGTATTGCCAGTGAACTCTTCCCACCGCTTCACAATCACATCCACATAGCACGGATCAAGCTCAATCAACCGCGCCTTACGTTGCAATTTCTCACACGCGATCAGCGTAGTGCCGGAGCCACCAAACGAATCCAGCACGATATCCTTTGTCTTGCTGCTGTTTTCAATGCCACGGCAGACCAACTCCACTGGTTTCATAGTCGGGTGCAAATCATTCACCCTGGGCTTGTTGTAGTTCCACACATCGCTTTGGCTGCGATCACCACACCAGAAATGCTTATTGCCCTCCGGCCACCCATAGAGGATCGGCTCGTACTGGCGTTGATAATCGGAACGCCCCATGGTGAAAGTATTCTTCGCCCAGATGATAAAGGTTGACCACTTCCCACCAGCGTCTGCAAAGGCACGATGGAGGGTATGGAGTTCTGAGGAGGACATGCAGATGTACAACGCACCCTTGCAGACTTTCACCATCTCAGTGCAGGCATCTGTCAGAAACTTCTGAAAATCCGCACCAAGATTATCATTTTTGATTTTGCGTTTATTACCGCGCACATTGTCTTTCATGGTTTGGCCATAATCCACGTTGTAAGGCGGGTCGGTAAAGACCATGTCGGCCAGCTCATCGCCCATCAGCGCTTTCATGGTTTTGGCTTTGGTGCTATCCCCACAGATCAATCGGTGATCACCCAGCAACCAGATGTCACCTTCCTTGGATACCGGCACTTCCGGCGCTTCGGGAATGGCATCATCATCGGTTAATCCATCCATCGCCGCACCATCGAGCAGTTGCTCCAGCTCAATCGCTTCAAATCCGGTCAGATCTAAATCAAAATCCATATCGCTCAGTTCACCAAGCTCAATCGCCAGCAATTCCTCGTCCCATTCCGAGTCTTCATGGGTGCGGTTGTCAGCCAGCCTGTATGCCTTTATCTGCGCCTGTGTCAGGCCAGTGGCAACATGCACCGGCACTTTCTTTAACCCCAGCGACTGCGCCGCCTGCAGGCGTGTGTGGTCTGCAATGATAACCATTTCCTCATCCACCACGATAGGCTGGCGGAATCCGTACTCTTTGATTGAAGCGGCAACTTTGGCTATGGCTGCATCATTTTTGCGGGGATTCCGCACATAGGGAATCACCCGACCAATTTCGGTCAGTTCTACTTTCATAATCTTTCCTGTTTTGCAGTTAAGTTCTGTGCATACAGCACGTTAGCGAAATGGCTCCAGCAGACCCGATTTCGCAGTCAGCCACTTTAAGTATTTGTTATATAAAGGTTTTGTATTCGGAATTGCGAAACGAAATGGCTTTTTAGAATTTATGCCTAGTAAAACCCCGCGCCCTCGGCGTACCCGCAAGGGGGACCCCTCCGGAGTACCTTTTTGAATCCAGGGGATTCGGTACGGTTTAGCGGCGTTTAAAGCGGTTGATGTAAAATTTCAAATTGCGTGCAAACTCAATGGGGAAGCGTTCGCGCACCGTCGTTTGCATGATGGCATCGTTCTCACGCTGTTTGAACAGCTGCATGATGCTAGGACCATACAGCAGTTTGAGCGGATGACGCTTGCCAGTCTTCCGCATGTAAACAGTGGTCTTGCTTGAGCCGCTTTTGCGTGGGGCGATGAAAGCATTTGATAATGTTGACACCTTACCGTACTTCTTCACCTTGACCAGCCCACGCTTACCACCTGGTTGTTGCGTGGGTTTCTTGCTGCCCACCACAAACTCAATCAACTGCAGCGCACGGTCACGTGCCACCAGCGTCGCCCACAACCGTTTGAACGTAGCCTTCTGGGTGACGATGCGCCGCTTGACCGCAGCCTGCCTGCTGTTCATTTGCGGTGCGATGTGTCTGGCACTCGCCACCTTTGCGCTCTCAGCCACGCGGTTGAGGGTACGCACCGTCGCCTGTGGTGCCACCTTGGTTTCAAGCGCACTAAGCTGCCGCCTCAATTTCTTGAGGTCGTGTTGTATGGTGATATCGAAGGGCATGGTTCTTCCAAAAAGATTATAAATAACATTCAACCTCTACAAGAAATCTACACAAACAAATCAGTAGCTTTCTAAGTATCTGATTTACAATAATTCAGCACGATCCCACGGGATCGTTTATAATCGACTCACCATCGTTTATATTTGCTGTAAGTTACTGATTTATTTGAATGATGAAATAATCTACGTTCGTTCGACCGTATGCATGTCAACGTGGCACTCTAACCAACTGAGCTAACCGCCCTTAGGGGAAATTTAGAGTGGTGAAAATACGCATCCGTGATATAAATGTAAAGCGTTTTGCGATAATTTTTGTGATGCATGAATATATGCCACGCAATCCCGTGGGATACGATTTAGCTGAAATGCTTTACAAATACGGACAATCATTGCATAAACGATGCACAAAATAGTAGGGAATTACAAAGATTTCACATTCTTCCTTAGCCTTGACATAGTGGAGGTCGGAAGTTCGAGTTCTCTAATCTCGCCTTTATCCATTGAATGCGGCGATATATTTATCAGCTTCTTTCGGCTCAAAAAACAAATTGTAATATAGAATTTGTTTCAGTATCTTTTTAATATAAACGTAATGTTGCAAATTAATTCTTCTTAACAAAAATTTAAGTATAAAAATACCATGCCTTTATCACGCCGGCAAAAAAGAGCCCAAGCTGCAAAGCTTAAAAAACCATCAAAAGGCGAGGTAT